AAGCACATCTTTGACTTCTTCAGAGAAACGCTTTCCTGTCATGCTGGATTCGTTCTTTGAAACTTCTAAATCTTTTTCTTTTTCTTTTGCACACTTACCTGAATCGTTATAGTCGCAGTTGCCATAACCTTTTTCATCTTCAGCAGGAGNTTCTTCAATGTNAGCTTCTTTTTCAGCAACTAACTCCTCGTANTGTTCGTGTGTGGAACAAGGCATGAATACTTCTTTTCCATCTACTTCATGGGCATGAGATCCTTCACAACCTAATTCTTTGCCTCTTTTTTTGGCATCTTCTTCGTTATCAAAAACATCTTGGTCTAAAGCAACTTTCTCTTCAGTTACTTCGCCTTTTGCTTCGTATACTGTATCTTCGCCTGTTTTGATTGCGAGTGTATAGGTCTCTTGGTTTGCACCAACTAAGACAGGGGATACTTCGTATACTGTGAGGTCTTTAAGGAATCGAGCTTGTGTTTCGGAATCGTCTTTTTGTAATTTTCCTACTTCTGAGTCATTGACTCTAAATCCGAATGACCACTGTTGCAAGTCGCCCATTGATTTAACAAGATTGTATGCTTCTTTTCCTGCTTCTGTGTCCATGAAGAATGAACCTTTGAATACTGCGGAATCTTCTTTTTCTTCTATGACTCCTTTACCTATTGGTTGATCCCACTTGTGAGCAAAAACCATAGGAACTTGATTGTTAGCAAATCCTGATTTGACAGCACCTGGGACTACTACATCTCCATCACTATCTACATTGTTGTAAACTGAAAAAACAGCTTCAACTGAACCTTTCTCTTCTCCATCTTCTTTGATGGAGAGATCAAAACTTTTGATTTCTTTATCCATTAACCTATACCTCTTCTTTATATTAATACTGTTAACTTGACAGTATCAACTTAATTGTCTGTACTATTTAGTTTAACACTTTGATCTACGATCTGTTCAGCTTTCTTCTTTCGAGCATCGTCTTTCTTTTTTTGCTCGTTAACTATTTTTTTCATCGCTGATACTCCAGACTTAGTAACTCCGCCCCACTTCATAACCGCAATGGTTCCATTGAGTCGGGTGTTACCTTGATGTCTGCTCATAAACGCTTCTCTTCTTTTTACCCACGATAGTACTGAGGCACTTCGGTCTCCTGCTTTGTATTTAGTCCAATTTCTAAAAGCGTCATTTCCTGTGAAAGAAGTAGGTGGATTACCTCCATTACCTGCTCTTCTCCATATCTTAGGATAATTTTCTTTTAGATTTTTTATGTAAGCGTAATCAGGGAACTGTCTGAAGTCTGAATTACTTAGACTGAGCTTTTGATTGTCGCCTGCATTCGGAAAATTTGTTAGGTCTTTTGGTGCTTTGTCATTATTTCTGAAATCAGCAATTATTCTTAATGAAGAGATAAGTTTAGTTACACTTCTATCTGTTTTTTGATGAGAACCATCTTCCATTATTGCCCAAACCATCATTGTTGCTTCTTTATCTTTCACAGAAGTTACAACACCATGAACTGTTGATGGTGGGTCAGGATCTTTATTAATTGACCAACTAACAGCATCTCCTACTTTTACAGAATCAGCTTTACTGTTCTCTGCTTCAACTTCAAAATTTCTTTCATGTAAAGTCTCTGCTTCTTCTAGTGATACTTTTAATTCGTCAATCATATCTGTTGACTTTGAACTTTTAGGGTGTCCTGCAGGTAATAAATCTAAATCAAATGGTTTTCTAGGGAAAGAACCTTTCAATCCCTTTAAGAAAGCGTTAACCCTGGCTATTCCCCATTGGGTTGCTCCTGTAACATTACCTCTTACTGAAGCAGGATTAGTACGATAAGCACCGACTCCTCTTCTAAAGACAGCAGACAACATTCTATAGTTAGCTTTAAATTTAGGATTTTTTGAATTGTGTTCTGTTACTTTTTTCTGAAGAGTTTTCTTAACTTTTTCAGAGATAGGTGCTTTTTCTTCATCTAAGTAACTTGGGGTTAAAACTATATCTCCTTCTCTAGTTATTTCAACAGGCATTGTTTGTGTAGAAAGAGTTTTCTCTTCCATTTCGAAATTGGCAGAAGATTCTACCATTACATCTGATTCTTCGTTATCAGGATCTCTTTCATCTCCTGTGTCTATTTCAGGTTCATCATTAGGACTTCCTAAGTAATCTTCTTTTTTGGTTGGTTCAAGATTTAATGGTCTTAAGAATACTTCATGCTCATCTCCATATTCGAGTCCAACAGCTTTTCTAGCTTCGGCAACTGTTATCCAACCACCTGATACACCTGTTTGCATTCTCTTAAACATTTCGCCTTTGTCTACATCTAACGCTCTTACTTCGCCTAAATCATATTTACAAACGACTTTATTATCATTTGTGTAATCTGCTTGTAATAGCTGTGCTGTAATTTCATTAGATACGACTTGCCACAGAGGAATTAACTTCTGCTCAGTGAAGAATTCTCTCAACTCTCTAGTGTTATTGTAAGTAGCAGCTTCTAGACCTGCTCCTAAACCTGCAAGAATAGCAGGAACACCAAGAACAGCAGAAACTCTTTCCTCAGGCAATCTCCTTAGTTGGTTAAGGTTCAGTTGTTCAGGAGACCAAGATACAACTTTCACATCCATAGAACCTGAAAGTATCATCGGAGCACCCCTGTTCGAACCACCAAATTTTTGTTTATAAATTTGAGCTATAGCCTCAGCCTCATCTTGGCTAGGACCACCCATAGCATCATCTTTAGGAGAAAGAATAACTCCAGGTACTGCCATGTTATGTAACAAAGCAGCTGCGTATTGTCCTGCAGCTTCATCTCCTAAAATTTCTCTAAGGACTGCTTTCAATGGAGCGAATCCTTTTCTATGATTGTTTGGATCTATTCCTTGTCGNATATGTACTACTTCTGAAGCAGGTANTACANTNAACTCATTAGCGTTTATTGAGTTAGGATCTTTTACATAATATTCATAATGAGTAATTAATTCTTTTTCGTTTCCTCTTGGTTTTACATAATGAGGAATTAGTGGAACAAGTTCTATAACTCTTCCGCTTTTATTTCTGTTCTTTAAAAGATAAGCATTACCNTCAGCATTTAAAGCTGTNATTACATANCTTGCTAGTAANGAACCTGATGTGTAAGGATTNGGTCTGTTGATAAGTTGAGTAACAGGATGATTGTCTANTACTTCAAAATCATTCTCNCTTGTTTCTCTATATACNTTTAATCTTGGTTCAGCGAAGGAAGTTGTTAAAACATTTAGACATGCAACAACAGCTGAGTTACCTGTTCCATCGCCAATTTCTTTAAGCAACTTGTCAGGCATGAATCCTGATTGTGTGTTATATCCAAAGACTTGTGAGTCTACTGAACTGTTCTGTAAAAAAGCTTTTTCTTGTAATCTTCTTTGAGGTGGTGCCTGAAGATAATCTACAGCTTTTCTATAAAAACTTTTGTTTTCTGCCATCTAATACGCTTTCCAGTTAATTCTCTTATTCAAGTTTAATACGCCATAAGCTAATGTATCAACTATATCGTCATGGGCTCCCAATGGAAAAGTAAGAAGCTCTCTTTCTGCTTCGTGTACCCAATTCTCCATTGGATCGTCAGGAAAAAATACCTGCCCACTCTCCATCTTAGCTGATAGGGGCATAGCTCTGCTGCGTTTGTCTCGATCTGCTTTTAATTCTCTTACATTGATACCTTCTCTTTTAGCGAATTGAATAATAGATAATTGGAATCCTGCTCTTTCAATACCAATCCAATCAAGATTATTTTTCTTATAAAACTTTTTCATAGCAGGAATTATGTCAGGAGCTTCCATTCTCTTTCTAAGCATATCTGTAACAAATAGTTTGTTTTCATTCTGATCATGTGCAAATGCAGTAAAGACTGTATAGTCAGCAGTTTGCTTAGTTGATGTTGCTAAGTCGACAGTTGCATATCTTGTCATTTGATCAAACTCATAAAGTTCGTCATCTAACTTTGCTCCTCTGACAGCAGGGGAATAATATTGAAACCATTCAGGTCTAAAGAGTTGAGTTCCTTCATTAACAAACTCTGCTTCATACTCCTGGGCAAAAGTAAGAGAACCAATTTCTTCTTTGGCACTTTCTAATTCTTTAGGATCAATTGCAGGGTTGTCAACAGTAGAAAATTTAAATCTTTCCCAATCTTCTCTCGTCTCAGCGTCTTGCCACAATCTATAAAACCAATTGTTTTGTCCACGAGGTGTAGAAATGAATAAAGCAGAACCTTTTCTTTCAGTTAAGGTAGGTCGAAGAACTTCAGTCCAGGTTTCTTCCTTCACAAAGGCAGCCTCGTCCATAACAAGAAAGTCAAGACCTTCTCCACGAAGTCTCTGTGGATTATCAGCAGACTTTACTGATATGAAACCGCCATTAGGAAAAGAGACAATCATGTCTCCCATTTTTACTTCTGCACCCATTGAAGCTAAGTCATAGCCCGCCATCATAATATCTCGCCACCCTACTCGTGCAATAGAGAATGTAGGTGCAACCCACCACGCTCTTTTACCTGCCATGGCAGTTTCAATGCAAAGTTGCACTCCCAATCTTGTTTTCCCAAAACGCCTACCTGCACACAGTATTTTCCAACGAGAATCTGATTCGGCAACTGTCTTTTGATTTTCATGTAGCTTAGGGAGTTGGACTCTTCTCTCTTTTTCAGTCTCCTCCACAAAAAACTTGCTGAACTTAGGATCTTCCATACTTATAGTATATACACCTATCTCCGAAGAGATAGGCGTTGATGGGAGGGCTTGTCAGCAAGGAAGCCGACTATCTAAGTGTACACTTCCTTGCAGTAGCTTTTCAAGTTATTACTCTTCTTCTCCGAAAAGATTTTCATTTATTTCTAACAAGCTCTCTATCGTATCAGGATCAAGATCAGCCATTTCCTGAATTTTACCTTTTAGTATTTCTTGGAAATAATCTTGGGTATCTTTATTTAATAAAACAAAGTTAGCCAAAGGTAAAGTTATAATCTCGTCTTTTAGTTCATCAACAAAAGCATTTTCAGTTGCAAGTAAACTACAATTGTTTCTTTTCAACTGATCAACTAATTCGTAGTAAGGTTCCTTTCTAGGAATCGTTGGCAAGTGATAGAACTCTTCTATTAATCTAGAATATGCTTTCGCTTCTCTATCTTTTCTCGCACTTCTACGAAAACTTTTGTAAGGCATTGTTCCAAAAGATTTTGGAGTCTCGAATCCAACTCTTATGTGAGAACTATTTTTTCCTTCATCTTCATGCTTTGTAGAGAAAGCTCTTCCCAAGTTACCCTCAGGTGTGAAGATAATACTTAATAATCCTAAAGTCTCATCTTGACTATCCATATCGACCCATTCCCTAATAACAGGGTAAGAAACTATACAAAAGTCCATATCTTTAAGAATATGTCTCATTCTGAGCAAATGTGGTCTAGTTTTGTCCACAGTCGTCATAATGTCTTCGTCTTCACTGCTTGTATCGTAAGTATTAACCATAAGTTGTGCCATATAGCTATCTTTTCCGAAAGATCCAAACAAAAAAGTCGTTGGAACAGCTAAATCTAAGTACTCTTCGTCAGTAAAAGACAGCTCTTTGCTCATAATTCCTTTTTCTAGTACATAATTAAATGCACCGAAAGAGGCATTGTAGACTGTCCCTATCAATTCTGATAATTGATCAGAATTGTTGACCAAGGGACTGTTAACCCAAGACTCAAGTTTTTCAATTTCTCGCTCTAGCTTGTCATCAAATTCCTTACTCATACCAATTCGCCCTTCCTAGTTCTACTAATGCTTCTTCAATGTCGCCATCTGCATAATGTTCATAGGTTTTCCAAATTTGACTCTTCATTCCTACTGATAACTTCATAGCTGCTAACACTCTATATAGACTACCTTTAGTTTCTCTAGTAGGTTTCATTCTAAGGTCACTCTCTGATGGTGTATCAGGCTTTTCTTTTTCACAGAGACCTTGGTCTCCATTGGCCATACACGCAATCTTGAAGTGCCAATTACCATATTGATCAGATGACCAACGAGTGTCTGTAAATTGACAATAGTATCCTGCAACATCACACTTTCCTCCTGCGGAATCTAGGATTTGTTCAGGTGTTACCTTACGAATCCTTGGAGCGTTCATAGCTTTTAGCTTTGCCAATATCAAAGAACCCTCAGGTGCTTTTACTCTTCCCTCTTCATACAGAGATTGTACTGCTGCAAATACATCAGCTTTGGTATACTCTTGTAAATCTGAAAAGAAAACATCTATTTGGAATTGCTCCCACTTGCTTGCTGAATCAAACCTAAAAGCTAACCACTGAACAATCTCTAACCATTCAGACTTTAGCATTGCCCTGTGAGATCTTGTTTTTTCGTCTACAGGTTTTGGCTGAAACTTCGCAATATCTTCTAGCGATTGTTGATAGTCCTGATTATCAATAGGTTCTAAATCACTCACTGTATTTTGTCCACTTCACATAACATTGAATTCTGCCTTCGTTAGTGATTACTCTTGCTTCTATAGGAAGACCTCGTGTTCTTAAATGGTACATTGAACTTCTTGCTGAAGCTCTAACCTTTGAACGCATATCTGAATCTTCTATATGTTCATCAAAAGTAATTATCCATTTCATAGGATTTGCTTCCGCTAAATCTAATCCCTTTGCTGTCCAAAACTTAGTCTTTCGGTTAAGTCTTAGTGCGTTAGGTACACCTTCAACTACTCTTGGTTCAAATGCCTCTATTCCATCTTTTTCTGCTTGTTGGTAAACACTCCATTCTTGTAGAGTAGATTCCCATTGTTCTTTATTCGTCATATTCTCCTTTATTATTTATACATACTTTACTACTTTTATATTTTTATGCAAGTATATGTTTTTGTATCTATTACTTAGACACTCATTACTCAAAAAAGGTTACATAGAAAGATCCATATTCCCTACTTGCACGCTTTACGAAGTAAAGCTTAGGTATAGTTCTTTAGGTATAGTTAATTAGGTATAGTTAGTGCCCAATTTGCGTTACCCCTAGGTGCCCAAAAAGCTGGGGGGGTACCCCCCCAAAATAGATGACACCCAACATATAGTATACATCTCTGTTGGTACACCATATATGGTATAGATCAGCTCAAAAGGCCTGGATCAGACACAATATATAGTATGCCAGGCTAAAAAACCCCCAAGATATAGTGTTTCGCAAAAAAAACAATCGAATCCTTACTTGCATAACCTTATAAACGCCTAATATACTAAGAGTAAGACAATATGATCAAAGATAGTTTCGTAACTCTCTTTATTTGTACTCATAGTGTCCTCCTTTGTTGGCTAAGGGGAGTTCTTCGGAGCTCCCTTTTGCTTATGCGGAGGGATTTCATGTCCCCCTTGGGCATATTTGTTTATATCTAGGTCCTTATACAAACATACACGCTGTGCAGAGGATCAAAAAATTTTTTATATCTATGTAATTGGACATTTCAAGAAAAAGCATTGGCATTGGCGGGCATACGATAGGTTTCGGCTATTTTGAGTATTCGACCTGAATAACTTCGTCCTTCTGAGATTCTAATTGGGACTGTTCTACGAGAGCTTTCTGNAGTTCTTTGTTCCATTGTGGGTTCGATCTTTCTAAATACCATGTGGCTGCTTGCCATACACCATTCTGTGCTGCTTGTCTTACAGTGTTTAAAAACAGTGCTTCTGCTTTTGCTTTAGATTCGATTACCTTCTCCAAAAACTCTGAGTAAATTGTTATTTCTCCCTTGTTCTGATCGTCCTTGCCCTGGCTCAGCCAATTGTATATACTTGATGAACTCACTCCTGCTAAAGAAGCTGCTTGTTCAATGAAGTGTCCTGCTGTTAGCCATTTGCAGATCTCTTGCATTTTCTGTTCATTTAATATAATTGGTCTACCCATAATCTACTCTTAAGTTTAACAGGTGTTTTTATAGATAGTCGGAATGTGCTATTTCGTTATATACCTATATAAATCTACAAATAGGTAGGGTACCTGGGTGCTTACGCACCCTGCAGGTAAAAAGAAAGGGGGTAGGGTTGTTTGGTAGGGTTAGAATGACACATGGGGTCTATAATGAGAGAGTAAATCTCCATCAGGGGTTTATAATAAATAAGTTGTCATTCATACATTTGTATACTGACAGAAAGGAGAAAATATGAGAAAGACGCATGAAGAGTGGAATAAATTCACAGATACCTGGATAGAGGTACTCAAAGACACATACAGTGATGGAGATGACCATACCAAGTTTAAGTTGAACAGAATTCTTAATATTATTTTAGAAAATGAACATGATTCTAAAGCTATATACGATCAACATATCAGAGAAATAGCTGCTGATAAAGCATTTAGAGAGTTATAGTGGTAAGAGATGTGGGGTAAGAAGGAAATAAGGGAGTCCTGTGAGGCTCCTTTTCCTTTTTATGTTGTGAAATCTGCTATGGCATTGAAAACCATTGTCGGCATTCGGGGTAGTATATACAGATCCCCAAAAAAAAATTAGCGATTTTAAAAGTGGGTTATCACTTCAAGTTAATATGCAGTATCTATATTTTAGATTCTCATAATAGAATCTAACTCGGTACACCCTACCCCATAAAAAAAAACCCTTAAACTTTTTACAGTTCAAGGGTTCTATAGTCTTAATTAATTTACCATTGAGCTAGATAATTTTCATAAGCAATATGAAAATGATTTTCATATTCTTTAAAATCTTTCTCTAATTCCACTAGGTCATTAATTGTTACTTTTCTAGTGGGTAGATTCATAATACATAATATGCACCCCCCATAATTAGAATCTTCATAACATTCTGAATGGTCGTCAAAATAACCCTGGAGAAACATTTCTCCGAACATTTCGTCATTCTGTAAGAACCCCATGGCATAATCTAACTTGTTTATAAATTCTTTTACTTTCATTTTTATACCTCGGCTAACTTGTTACCGAAAAAATCTAATTCCTCGGCTATCATTTTCTTTTCGAATTTACTCCATAACTCTAAATAACCACAATTAGAATTCGTGCATAAGTGGTAAACTTCTCCGAACTTTTCGAATCTTCCTAATTTTTTTTCGTGCTTACACATTTTTAACCTACCTTTATATTTTTATATTCGATTACTTTTATAAATGTTTTTTCTGTTCTCATATCTTTAATTTCTATGTCGTCTTTATGTATAGACTTCACAAAATCAATATATGCTAATTGAACAGTTCGGGTTATTACACCCGAACTAATCAAATAGACTTTATGCTTAGAGGTCATAACCTAAAGCACCCTCGAAGACTCTATAAACTGCAGTGGCTGAATTATGAACCTTAGGACAACTTTTTGAGTTGTTAGGTATAACTTCCACTAGTTCCCATATAACACCCTCTGCGTCTTCTTTGTAGAGTTCATGAACTTCTATTGGTCTATCCATGAGTTCACAATTACTAGCGTTGTAATGGTTAGCTAATTTTTTAGCTTGTTCTTTTATTTGGTCTTCTGTCTTGATAGTCATTTCTAAGTTATTCATTTTTTTTTCTCCTATGTTTTATTTGCTTAACTTATATAAATAATATTAGTACTTTGAATTTTATATGCAAGTCAAATATAAAATAATCTGTATTTTTTTTTCTGTATCATTTAAGTAGTAGAGTCCTAAACTTTAGAACTCCACCAACTTAAAAGAATGAACCCCATGGCTATGTTAGTGAATCCAAAAACTTCATTAATGAAGAAGCCGAATCCGAACCCTAGAATTAACATTTGAAAAAATGCTAGTCGCATTATCCATTTATCGTATACTTCATATTTATTATGAAATATTATTAGTCGTTTTTTGTCTAAGTCGCTTAGTTCCTTGATATCGGTCACTAAGACTTTTATAATGTTTTTCATTACATAAGTTACTAGTGACAAGTTATTTAGAATTTTGGTATATTTGAAAATTTTTTTTGAGTTAGATTCTATGAACAGAATCTATTTTAAAAGTGTCGAATTCGACTTATTAAGGGGTGTAGATATAGATCAGAATTAGTCAGAATTAAATAGAAAAAGAACCTAATTAGGTTCTTCTTCTTTTCGTTTCGCTTGTTGGTCGTGGTAGTCTTTTAGAATTTGGTCTAACGCAAAAAGCATTTAAACCCCTTTCAGTTTTGCAGGGTTAGTATATTACCTAACCCTTTTATATTCGTAACTTGTATTACTTTTAATGAGTGCATTAAATAAACTTCCTACGCTCTTAGTATTTTTGTTAGCTTTTCGCAACTTCCAAAAATCTCTAAAGGTAACATTCTTATAATCGTAAATAGTTCCATTATTAAAAGTTACAAATAAATTTGATTCCTTTTTAAATAGATTACCTACATAATTTATATTTTGGATAACGCTACTGTCTAGCGTGTCGAACTCTCCCTTGATTAACATATTA